TAAAAGGGGGCACCTTTAACAATGCCCCCCTTAGTATTAGCTAGGGTTTGCACCCCAAACGCCACGCCAGTCAGACCAGCCGAAAGAATATCTTTCTCTGGACTTGTAACGAACGTTTCCAGTTTCGAAGTCACCTTCCATAGAAGTTGAAATTGGAGTTCTGCTAAAGAATTTCATCGCGTTTGGCGAATCAGTTCTTAGGAACCAATTGTTTGTATCACTGAATCTGTGATTTACAAAGTACCCTTCAGGAACCATTCCCTTAGATACGATTGCATTCACATCGTTATCAGCAGTACCAACTCTGTATGGTGATGCCATTAGTCTTTCTGCCACAAATACTAATTGTCTTGGAATGTGTAATGATTTAGCTTGAAGAGCCACTGGAATGTCTCTATCATCGGTAAATCCTGCGATTCCAATTAGTGCAGTTTCCATAGAAGTTTCGGAAAGTTCTGCTTGTGTTGTGAAAGTATTAACGCCTGAAGAACCACTTTGAAGTGGGTGAGCAGTAGTACAAAGTACCACGCCATCTCCGCCTGTATAACTAGAGTTGAATGCTCTGTTATAGACAGCAGCGCCTTTTGTTTGTTTAGCAGCAGCCATAGAACGGGCTAGTGCTTTGGTTAATCTGGTAGATAGCTTGTCATACAAGTTGTCTTCCATTGCTTCCTCAGTAATTGCGAAAGCCATAGCGACAGTTTCGTTTGTATATCTTGCTGTCCAACCTTCACCAGTATCTTCGTATGATATAGGTGCGCCTTCAAATTTAACAGAAGCTTCTCCAAAACCTGGAAATAATACTTCTTCTTCGAAAGCTCTATTAGATTTTTCTTCCTCGAACAGTACCGCTGCTTCATTCTCGTATCTGTTATATTCAGTTCCGAAAATTGCGTGCAAGCCAGGTACTAATTCTTTAAGGAGTTGTGCTCTTGATATAGCCATAATTTAATTCCTCTCTAAGTTAGACCTGTATTACCTGCGGCGTTGCCCCAGAGGTGAGTGTTAATCTTCACTAGAATATCCATAGCAGTTCCAGCAGAAGTATACGACCCATCAGGTGCTTTCGCACTACCTAAAAACTGTAGTGGAAAACCCTGTGTGGTATTTTCTGTGCTAGAATCTGCTACAAGACCACTCTTGTGAGTAACTGCTGACCCTGTAGGGGATGCGACAATCTGTACATTATTACCAACCATAGTTGCAGCTAAAGCGGTTGTATCTTGATCCGCCTGTATTTTAAAAATACAGTAGGGATCGTCATAGACATAAGCTTTATATTGAGCTGCAGCAACTGTGCTGGCAGCAATAGAACGTACAAATTTAACATCACCTGAGGAGTTATCGACATACTCTGCTCCGTAAAAAGCGCCGATTACAGTTCCTGGGGAAGCCCCACCCATGTCAGTAACTAATAAACCATTAGTTAATGTGCATAAGTCACCTTCAAAATAAGCTGAAGGTGCAGTAGCTGCAATACGATATCCGTTTCCGTCACAGTAGTTATTAGCTCTAACAGATCCACCGTCACCATTTCTGACTGGTGCTAATCCATATCCTGCCATAATAATCTCCTTATTGCAAGTTTGTTAATTATACCAAAATTATCTTAGAGCCGATAAAAATCTACTCCTCAAACTTTGGCAATCCTCGTCCGCTTCCTTTTGAAATTGAAGAAGACGATTCATCTTTCACTGGCATATTAGGATTTTGGTTTCTCATATAGTCTTTGCTATACGCCTGTCCCATTCTTTCTGCTTGATCTTCGTAGTACTTCTTTTTCTCAGCAACAAATTCCTTAGTATTTTTCATAAGGATTAAGTCGCCCGATCTAATTGTACCAGCGTGCTTGCCAGCAGACAACACATCAGCATGATAGTCTTTTCCCAATTCCTCAGGTTTGACTGGTTCATATCCTTCGCGCAGTCTTTCGTGAACATTTAAATCATCGGGGTTATTCAATAATTCATGTCTAACCCAAATATATTCCATGCCCTCTTGTTTAGCCTTTTCAGGAATATTCAACCTTTGTTGAGGTTCCCAAGGCTTGTTTCGAGTTGCCGAAGCCCGAATCTTACGGCTGGTTCTAGTTGCTTGTGTCATATTAACCTCCCGCCTGTTGGCGTACTTTTTGGCGCGCATAATCTTGCAAGCTTACACCTAATCTATTCGCCATGTCAACTTCAGTCTTAGTTAACTTGACTTGGTTTTTGCCTATAGCGGAGCGCGTTCCGCTTATAACTGTAGGAATCTTTTTACTCCTTGTATTTTTGAATCGTTCAGGAAATTCATCCCGAATCCTTGAATCAAGTTCATTATAATATTCATCGGGACTAGTATTGGGGAGAATACTCTCATCAATAAGTTCCTTATGAATTACCATAGCGGCTTGAGTCATGATCCTGTCCTTCGTAGAAGTACTGCCAAACCATTCATTCCTTTTCTGCCATTCCAAAGCCTTGCGGTCTGGAGCGGCTGAAGTAGGAGCTGCCTGTGATTTAGGTTTTTCCTTACGTTTTTCAGAATCAGATTCTGCTCTCATCTTATATTGACGAGCCACTAAATTTTCCGCCTTTACAGAAGCCAAAGCGTCTTGTGCTTTTATTTCAGCATCTATATCACCAGATTCTTTAGCAGTTTTCAAAGCACCTAAAGATTGCTTCTCCTGACTCTTCAATCTATCAATATATTGATTAATTGCATGTAATTCTGAATCCTTAGATCGAGATGTCAATGCATCCCTTTCTTGAACCCAAGCTTGTTCTTTCGAAGAAAGATCCTGAAGCCTAGCTTCTAATTCCTTTTTTTCTTTAACAAGTCGCTTTATCCGTTTTTCAGCGCGCTTGCCAAATACCTTTTTATCTTTGGATTCTTCTGCATCTTCAGATTTTTCTATTTCCTCTTCTTCTTCAACTTCAGATTCCTCTTCAGCTTCTTCTTCTGATTCAATAGTTTCTTCCGATACAACTGGAGCCTTGGTATCTTTAGGCTCTTCAGACTTGACTTTCGCCTCATCTTCAGATTTTTCGTCTGGAAGTTCTACAACTATCTCTTCTTCATCAAGTTGTTCTTCCCTTTTATCTTCGTCTATCATATAGACCTCCTTCGGTTGCGATCCGCGTTTTACGCTTATGTGATATATTCTACACTATATATAAATTTTATGCAAGTCTACTTAGCGGATATTTTATCAGGGTCAGGAACAAGAGCTATTACTTCATCATCATTTATAATGGAATAATCTTCTCCCTCATATTTAAATTTAAGTCCTACATATTTGCCTGTCAATATCCAATCATCCTTTTTACACCAAACTGTGGTGGATCTATCCATGCCCAGATAGCATTCTGGACCCATATCCACTACTTTAGATATGACGCATGAAAATTTAGCCGCCGTTCTTGATTCATCAGTTAGGATAATACCACCTCTTGTTGTATTAGATACCTCTCTTGGCTTAATTAAAAGCCTGTAACCCGTAGGTTTCGGTAATTTATTTGTCATTGTCGAATAATGTCTCCTGTTTGTAAAGATTTTTATGTTCATCTCTTACCCTGGCTTTCATATCCTCCAGGGTATGAGCAATTCCTAACATGTACTTATATGTGGGAAAATCTTCAGCGCCAGGACCTGCTATCTGATCTTTATTGACCTGAATAGCTTCATCCAATACTTTAAGTAAATTAGTTTTTAATGTATGTGCATCCATTGTATCTCCCGTAAGTAATAATAGTTATATTTTCTTAATATTAATGGCCGTATCTTTTCCTCGATTTTCACCGATTTCATAAGATATAGCTTCTCCTTCTTGTAGTGTATCAATGCCTGCTTCTTCCAAAGCGGACACATGAAGGAATATATCTTTTCCTTCTTTTTCGTTTTGTATGAATCCATATCCTTTTCTTGGATTGAACCATTTAATTTTTCCGTTTATCATTTTAGTATTTTAGTTTCCTTTATAAAAAGGGGGCACTTTTACACGCCCCCATGTTGTTTATTTAATTTTTATTTGTCTAGCTTCCTTGCCTTCAGGAACAATCCTGTGCAAAAACACTTTTAACAAACCATCTTTTAATTCAGCATCTTTTACCTCTACATCATCCGCAATTGTAAAAGATCTAGAGAAATGTCTTTTTGCTATACCCTTGTGAAGTATACCGTTTTTCTCTTCTGACTTTTCTTCCTTGACAGACTTTATAGTTAAGAGACCTTCTGCGAAATCCACGTTTATATCATCCTTACCGTATCCCGCAAGCGCAACTTCAATGTTGTACTTTTGAGATCCAGTCTTGACAATATTATACGGTGGGTGATTTCCAGCAGAGATGTAAAAATCGTCAGCAAACATTCTTTCGAAGTGATTGAAGACATCATCAAATCCTATTGAGACAGGTCTAAGCTGATTAAAAATAGATAATGCTTTATTCATATTAACCTCCTTGTTAAAGCAAGATTTATTTGACTCCTTTCGGCAGTCTTAAAAAATATAATATCATATTTTTTATATTAATGCAAGGCTGTTATATCCAGCCTATCCAATTGCAAGCCAGATATATAACAACTACAGCAGCAACTACTGAAGCTATCTTACCTTTTTTGCTTAAGTTCTTCCAAATATCCATGATATCCTCCTTTATTTTTTGCCCCGCTCTACGCCTTTTATGCGACCCTTGTTGCGGGAAGCATAAAATACTTTAGT